GTGTCCGTTTCACGGACCTAGCTAGAACCCTGAAGGATTCTGACTGGCGCCAGCGAGCAGCTACGGCCTTTACTTTCTCCAAGAAGAGCAGTGAGCTGCACAAAGTGAAGACTGTCGCCAGCATTCAAGGTCTCCGCCAGCCTGAATGCGACTTAATCATGACCGGAGACTGCGCCACTACGGCCTGCAAAGTCCCCGCTCAAATTTATGTCGCCATAACCAGGCACACCAGACAGCTGAACGTTTCTGTCCTCTCCATGGGTGCGCGCCGCATCCTGGATATCAAGCGCATAGACTTCAACCAAAAAGTCGGCTCCAGAGACGCCTGCGCCACATCCAGTGGCTATCGTGCGTTCTCTGATGTGGCCTTCACAACTGGCGTCTATGCCTCCACCACCACAACCGAGATCAAGAAGCTAGCCCCCCAGGCTCCCGCTGACTTAGATCACGGTCTTGTTGAGGACTTAAACCTTCGCCCTGCCTGGCTGCACAGCTCTACTTCATTTGCTGTGCCAGAGAGCTGCCAAGTCAACAAAGACATAGCTGGTGGCTTTCAGCTATTCGCTGTGGACGCCCCGCCCTCTGACCTTCCAGAAAGCCTCTCCCCCGGCCAAGTGGAAGTCGTCGAAGTTGCCATTCCATTAGGCAACCATTGCGGTGCGTCAGCCCTAGTCGATGACATCCTCCAAAGGCTGGCGCCTTCAACTTCTGAACCCTACGAAATGCGCAGGGAAACAGGCTACCAGCACCTGGGTGACGTCAGGCAAAAGACTCTTAAAATCCGCAACAGTGGGCGCCCCATCCTCAACCCCAACGCAGCCCCAGGAGTGCGTGTTATCCCGCTGAGCAGGTGCCGAAGCCGCACCCAATCCAACCGTGATCTGGACCATTGCGTCCAGACCGTGCTTAGCCGATACACTAAACCCAAAATTAAAATGACACCGGAAGAGGTTGTGGCTGAATCTGACCGCCTGTTCCAAGGGTTCATGAAATTCGTGGACCCGCAGAAGATCAAGCTGATAACACCTGAAGACTTGCTTCTGGCGGAATCAGAAATGGCGGCCAACATAGTCCGCAAAAACAACCCAAAAAGACAGGAGGAGGGCCTTTATGGCGAGACAAAGTTCTCCACCTCCACCATCAGCTGCTTTAACAAGACTCAAGAGAAAGCGGGCCTTAAAGCAGACTTCTGGCTCCAGGGCACCAGCAGCCATGTCGGCTTCGACCCCAAAGGCGGGCAGGGTATTTCAGCTCAACCCAAGACTCTGAACCACATCTTTGCCGCGTGGAACAGGGCCACCGAGCAGAATCTCTTAACCGCCCTCAAGCCCGGCGTCGTCCTGCCCAATGGCATGTCCCCCGATCGCTTCAAGAAAAC